CTTGATCCTGGGTCAAGTGGGCCGTAGACGTTCGTTGCGGCCTGGAACGGAGGTCGTTATGGGCCAAGAAGCGCCGCTTGCGGAGGAGATCTGGCTCCGCGCGTTCATGACGACTTGGCCGCGTGAGGTGGTCTTCGGAGTGCGGGCTTTGAAATCGATGCCCAAGACTGGGATCTTTTCGCCTGAGATAATGCGTCTTCTTCATGCGGCTCCAGTCGTATCGAGCGAAAAGCTCGGCGTTGGCGCCAAGATCATCGTTGAGGGTCACACTTGCGATGATGAGTTCGCCCGCGTGATTTGCTGGATCGACTGCAATTCGATCGAGCTTCACGTTCTCGACGTGATCAAGATCTGAAAGGGCCACATCATGAACAAGCACTTCAACATTGGGCATGAGCCTGCGGAAAAAGCGTTGCTTGCGCATTTTGAGGCGTCGGATCTGCTCGGAACTCCTTTCCCGGTGTACCTGGAAAATGCGGTTACAGAGCAGCGGGATCCCGATACTGGCAGCGTGACAGGCTATGCCATACCGAATCCTGACGAACTGAACGCCATTGTTGCATTGCTGCGCGCGAACAACCCAATCAAGCTCAACGGTCAGGAGATCCGGTACCTCCGGAGAAGCCTGGGCTGGAGAGCTGTGCGTCTAGCGAAAGAACTCCGCATTCAGCCGGAGGTGCTTTCGCGTTACGAGAATGACAAGAATGCAATCGGTGAGGTTTATGAACAACTGCTTCGTGCGTTCGTGTTCATATCCCACAAAGACGTTGCGCCGTACATTGGATTTGACATCAAGGACTTCCTTGATTTGAAGGTCAAGTGCGCTCGCAACGTCAGTGAAAAGGTTGCAATTAATCTTGTAAGAGTTGAGACTGATGAAGATGATCCTCATCATCATCTTAAATGGCGGGTGGCGGGACTCGATGCTCCTGCACCGAGATATGCCGGAGGGCGATGCTAGTCGAACTCTGCAAAAGCATTGATATCGGATACTAAAAGGCCGCCGGGTCTCGAACACCCGGCGGCCTGGAAGATCCGATCCCGCTCAGCTGGTAGCCGGGTGCGGGACAGGGCTGTGTCACAGCAAGGGTCATAATGGCCTTCGCAAGCCTCTGGTCAAGCCCGGCCCCTACAGGAGGGCCATTATGGCTTGGTACAAACACGCGAATTTCTTGGCGAAAAACAATCACGAGTTGTTTGATCAACTCTATCACGCCGGGGCTGAGGCACCCCACTCCGGCATCTATAGGTGCCATGTGTGCGGTCATGAGGCCGTATCGACACAAGGGCATAGGCTGCCGCCTCAAGGTCATCCACCTCACCCAAATGGTCAGCCAATTCAATGGCGGCTGATCGTCGCCTGCCAGCATGCCTGACGGGAGGACGTGATGAGCACGTGGGATGTCGCTCTCGTCCGAGAGCAGGGTGTTAGTTTTGGGGTCGTCAGCGTCCGCGACAGCGTTCTCAACAGCCAGTCGGATCGGGACGAACTGGTGCGGACCTGGAGCTACGAACTGGGGATGCCCGCCGTTCTGATAGGAGCACGAGATCACCGCCTATACGGGCGGCCGGACATCGTGCGGTTTCTAGGGAATGTGCACCCATCTCGTCTGCCGTGGCGGCGGGTGACACTGGCGGCCTGATTCCGCTGAGCAGCGCGAGCGCGCCGGTCAACGCCTCAAAAGCGGCGGCGCGCTCCACTGGGTCGAGCGGCAGCAGCACATTTTCTCCTTGGCCTACGTCGAGGACCATTCCTGCTTGGCCTTCAACTATCACACGCATGGAGCACTCCAATGTCTAACGAATTACAACGCGTTGTGACCGAGTTCCGCTCCGAATTGCATTCGAGAATTGCCGGGTTCGAAGCTCGCGGAAATGCTCTTAGCGAGGCGATTAAACCCTATACGACGAACGTCAATACATTTTGCGAAGCTTTGCGTGCCGTTGCTCAGCAACAATATAAATCCGAATTTGATTTTCAGCGATATGTTTCGGCTTACGATATGCAAGACGACACTGTTACTATCACCCATGTCTTTCACAAAAACGCCGCCCAGATGAATGTGGCAGTAGTTTTCGGCCGTGCGGGCGCTTGGTACGACGGTGCCATGTTCAGGTACGAGGATCCCGAGCGGCTGTATCAAGCCATCAGCTCGAATGTGCTGACGTTCTATACTCCAGGCTGACCCATCGACACCGCCATCCTGACGGCTATCTTGCCAGAATGCGAACGTGGGCTCCCCACTCAGGGCGTGAATATGTCGAGATTTGATTTCACAGGGTACGTCAATCAACGCAACGAAGCGATACGTCGTCAAGAAAAAGCGGAGCGCGACAGACAACACGAAACTCGGAACACCTGGGTCGAGCTGATCCGCGAGATTGGAAATTACGTCCATCGCAATGGAAAGCGCTGTCAGGTATCCGGGAATTTTCCGCTCATCAATCTCGATAATGGGAAGGGCAGTACTCTCGTCGTAACCGTCGAAGACCGCGCGAGGTTTGCGCTGGCTTACACAGGCAGTGAACCTCAAGGGTATTTTGACACCGGCAACACGACACAGGAAGCCTCCGGCGATCCGGCTGTCATGCGGGCAATTGTCGATTGGTACGAGGCAAATGCCAAGCCATGAGCTGATGACCTACACGTCGTAGTAGCCTCGATCCAATCGACCATACCCTTCGCCACGCTCGATGTCCGGCATAGACACGCCCATGTCGGCGGTCAGGCCACCTCGGCTTCGCACCTTGACGGATGTCGCCCGTAGGCCCGCCTTGTGCAGGCCGGTCACTTCGACTTGGCCGTGGAAACTCGACTCCCCGAACCGGTCGATGTGCCGACCGAGCTCGGCGATGTGCTCTCGCAGATCCCCCGTTCCGCCACCGCCTGTCGTGGGGGCCGGCGGCAGGGTATTTTCGGGACTGGGTAGGGCGGCGTCGGAGTTGCGGGGGATCGACCTGATCGCGCCCGATGGCATCCGCATCAGGCCGTTGCCGAGGTCGAGGCCTTCGACACCATCGAGGCCCTTTACGAGGTGCGGTTCGAGCGCGGCGGCTTCCTTCGCCCCGGGCGCGGGCACTCCCGCAGGTGCGCGATCCCCGCGTGCGAGCGCCCTCCGCAGGGACGGGTTGAACGGCGCCCAGTCGCTGGGTTTACCGCCCGAACCCCGCAGTAGGGCGAGCGCCACCCTGGTTTGCTCTTCCAGGGTCCCCGCCATCGCGTTGGGGGCGGTGATCCCGAGCTTGGGGGCGAGCCGGCGCCAGTTCGAGTTCAGGATCTGGTAGTAGCCTTGGGCGGTGTAGCCCCTGGCAGCCAGCGGGCTGATGCCCTGGCGGCGGCCGACGTAGTTGAGCGTGTTCCCGCCGTGGCTCTCGTGCAGCTGGATGAGGCCGAGCGTATTGCGCTCGGCATCCGTCATATCGACCGAAGCCGGAATGCCGGGCATCGGGCCGCCCGAACCCCCGCCTCCGCTACCGCCCGAGCCGCGAGGGCTGAGGCCACCGCCACCGCCCGTGCCGATCCCGCTTCCAACACCGCCGCCGCCGAAGCTCGCGCGTTGGATCATCCCGCCGAGGCCGCTACCGCCGAACGACGCGTTCTGGAGGCCAGCGCCGCCACCGAGCCCCATGGCCCCACCCTCGCCGGGGCTAAACCGGACCGGAATGTCGATGCCCGCCGACACCGCCTCCATGAGGCGCTGAAGCAGGGATTTGCCGGCTGTGGTGCCGGTCTCATCCGCCTTGCTCTGGAAATCGTCCAACATGGCGGGGCGCCGCGGTGGCAGGGGCGCGTCCACAATCGCCTTGCCGATGGTCTCTCCGACCTGCTTGCCGGCTTCCTCGCCGCCGCCGGCCCAGGTCGGCATGGTCTTGGTCCACCACCCCTGGATCGCCTCGCGGACCCACGGGTGATCCGGGGCGAGGCCGGCCATCGGATTGCTGTCGACCGTCGAGCCGGTGGCCGGATCGAATCCCCCGGGGCCACGCTCCTTGAACGTCTTCCCGTATTCCTGGCCGGTGGCGTAGCCTGCGAAGCCCGCCGAGGCCCCGAGCGCCAGCATCGGTATGCCGAGGCCGGTCAGGGCTCCGCCGCCGAGGCGCAGGGCGTTGGCCGTGATGCCCGTTCCCTCGCCGGCCAGAGCCTTCATGCTGTGGCCGACGATGAAGGGGAGCGTCGCCGCTCCGGCCGCCGCCGCGACCCCCGTGCCCGTCTTCACCTCCTGCGGGTGCTGATCCATCCACCCGGACAGCCGGTTGAGCCCGTCCGTGAGCGCGTTCATGTACTCGGGGGCGGCCTTCACGATCGGCGTGGAGATGGTCTGCGCGAAGGTGGAGACCGCCTGCGACAGCCCCTCTAGCGACGTGTTGGGATCCAGGGTGCGCAACGCACCGGCCGCCTCGCGCCCCTTGGCCAGCTTCAGGTTCCCGCGGTCCTTCTCGACCACGCTCTGGTTCATCAGCAGCGAGGCGAAGAACTCGCCCGCGTTGGCGTTCGAGAACAGCTTGGTGAGGGCAATCGCGCCCTTCTCCCGGCCCATGCCCTGGAGGTCGATGTTGCGCTTCTTGAGCTGGGGCATGATGTGGTCGACCGCCCATTGATAGGGGTCGGACACGAAGGCCTCCTGATCAAGGAGCTTACCTTTGCCGTCTCGGAGGCCGAACTGCTGCTGCGCGGCCGTGGCCTTCTTCGTCTGCCGGTCGCCGATGAGCGCGGAGAAGGCCATGCGCTGCATGGTGCCGAACTGGCCGGCGCCGTCGTGCTGCATCATGGTCGGGACCACGCCGGCGAGGTAGCTCTCCGAGAGACCGTACTTCGAGGATTTCGAGTTCTGGATGTACTCCCGGAAGCCCTCGCCCGAGATGGTGTCTCCAAACAGGCTCGACGCCTTCAGGAAGCTGTCCAGCATCGTGTTGAACCGCTCGGGGTTCGCCGCGAGGCCGGCGCCCTCCAGGCCCTTCACCACCTGGTCGAGGTCGTGCGCGGCCCGGTCGTTCCCGCGTAGCGAGCCCAACACCACCTGCGATTTCAGGATGTCCGGCAGCGCGGTCTCGGCGTGGTGCATGTCGCCGAAGGTACCGCGCAGCGAGCGGAGGTGCTCCAGGACCTGGACGCGGCCGATCGAGGGGAACTGCTGCTGCAGCTCCATCGCCCGCAGGTTGGCGTGCTTCTGCTCCTCGGGGGTCAGACCGGCGAGGTAGCCCCGGGCCTGCTCCCGCTCGTACTCGCCACCCTTCGCGATGACCTCCCGGCCGTAGTGACCGACCTGGTGCGCCCCGTAGGCGGCGCCGGCACCCGCGAGGACGCCGCGCCCGACATGGCCGATGCGGTTGTCGAAGGCATGCTGGCCACGCGCGGCGCGGGCCTCCTCGCTCCGGGCCGACCGAAGGGCCCGGGCAGTTTCCCGTGCGGCCTGGATCTCGGCGTTCGCTTCCTGCCGGGCGATGCGGGCGCGCTCGCGGGCACCCTCGCTCGCCTCTCGTGTCGCCTCGCGCTCGGCCTCCCGGGCGACCCTGGATTTCTCCTTGGCGGCGCGAACCTGGTCGGCGAGCTGCGCCTTCGACACGGCGCCGATCTGCTTGGCGAAGGCTTCCTCGGCCGCACGCTGCGCCGCGAGGCCCTGGGCCTGGGCCCGGAGACGCGTCTCGATCTGCCCCTGGTCGGCGCGCATGAGCTGCTCGCGGACCCGGGAGTTGCCGATCGCGGCCAAGGCCCGTTCCTGGTCGGCATGCATGCGGGTGGCGTCGCGGGCCAGCGCGGCGATCTCCCGGCGGTTGAGCTGCATCGCCTGAAGGTCACGCCGGAGCGGCTCAGACAGATTGATCGCGGAGCTGAGCCGCGTCGTCTCCCGGGCGATCGTCGCGGTGTCCTTCACCACCTCGGCCGCCATCGCCGCCGACGCCTTGGCGGTGGCCTGCATCGCCTGCTCGACCGGCTTGATCCGGGCCACGATGGCATCGAGCTGCGCATTCTGCTTCAGCGCGTCGGTAGACGCCTTCACCTGCTTGGTGATGTTGTCGAAGGTCTTCGACAGGTTCTCGGTCGCGGTCAGCCGCAACTGGGCTTCGATCACCTTCGACATTATGGCGCTACCTATTCATCCGCCTTGCCTCGGCCCCCGCTTTCTTGGCGGCCTCCCGTTGGCGCTCGACGAACCGGCGATGGCGCCGGTTGTGATCGACCGCCTGTGCGATCGTCAGTCCGTCGACTTCTGTTGGTCGCCATCCGAGCCCGAAGAGGAACCAGTCGATGAGGTCTCGGAACCGCTCTTCGTCTTCACGTCCACCCGGAAAAAATCCACGATCTTCCGTTGCAACACCATCGTGTCCTCGACACTCATCACGGCGAAGAGGGACACGGTGTCGACGTCGACCACGAGGCGCTCGGCGTACTGCGCGATGGCCTGGTTATTGGTGACGAACACGGCGCTGCCCTCACCGGTCGGCTGCCACTCCTGCGGGAAGCCGATCGGAAGGATATCGGCCGCCGTGGGCTGCCGGAGGGTGTATTCCGTGATCTTCTGATGCCCCAGGATGGGGTGGATCAGCTTGACCACTTCGCGTGGGGCTTTGTCTCGAACCATGGGATCTCTCCGGTCTGCGGTGGCGGGGCTCGGATGTCAGATGGCCCGTTTGACGATCTGAAGGGGCGGCCTGAGGCGGTCCATCGCGCGCGCCAGGGTGCGATCCAGGGTGGCGGCCCGAACATGGTCGAGCGGGATGCCGGACTTCGGAACGCCGACGAACATCACGCGCTCGGCCGGGCTGAGATCTGCGGTCGGTCGGATGCGGGGTAGGTCTTTCATCAGAAGCCTCCGGTGTTCAGGGCGTAGGTGATCTCGTGCTCGATGCGGGCGGACAGGTCCTGCGCGGCGATCTGCTCGAAGGCATGCTTCGTCGCGCCCTTCAGCATCTGGTCCGGGATCGACACGTCCGAGACCTGCTTGATGATCTTCAGCCGGCCCTTGCCCTCGCGCTTGAAGACGTGGCCGCCCAGCTTGCTGATCGGCACGCGGTGGCCGCGCCGCCCACCCATGATGAAGGCGTCTTGGGTGATGAAGCGCCGGCCGCTGGGGGCGGCACTGACGCCCTGCGCCGTCTCGCGGGCGCCGAAGTACTTCAGGCTGATGTCACCGCCGCGCGTGTACAGGGTGTATTCGGCGCGGCCGGCCTTGCCTCGGGTTTCCATGCCGCTGGTCGAGCGGCGGACCCGGACGGCCTTGGCGATCACCTTGCGCTTGAGGCCGGTCTGCTCGGTCAGCGACTTGATGACGGCGGTCTTGGCCTTGTCGCCGGTGTGGTTGATCGCCCGCGCGATAATGAGCGGCCCGTTCAGCCCCGCCAGGCGGTTGGCGAGCCGGTCGAGCTGGCTGGCATCGAGTTTGACGGTGAGGCTGCTCATCAGGATCAGACCTCACCCAACCGGGCGAGCCGGCGGCGCATGTCGGCCTGAGCGGGCGGCAGGTCGGCGCCGGGATCGGTGACGGGCTTCAACCCGTCACGTTCGAGCTGAGCCCGCATGGAGGCCTGAAGGGCGCCGCGGCCGAGGCTCTTTCCCGAAAAGGCGGTGGCGCGGGCGTCACCGTAGGCGGTGAGGTAGGCCTGCGCGGGAGTCGGCTTCTGCGGGGCGGGTGCGGGCCGTGGCGGGCGCTGGCCGTGGTAGGCGTTGCTCATTGGCGGATCTCCGGTGCGAGGGGGTGGTAGGCGACAGCCCCGGCCCAGGCAGTGGCCTGCTCCGGCTCCAGATCGACGGGGGCGGTGAGCAGAAGCTCTCGGATGATGTCGACGGGCAGGTCCCATCGGATCGCCAACAACAGGGCCACGCCCTGCCGGCCCTTCGCCTCCGGCATGGCCATGATAGGCCCAATGCGCTCCAACGGGGTCTCCGCCGGGGTGATGCCGCGCTCGTCGTCGATCCAGGCCTGGCGGAGGTTCGGGGTCATGCCACGCTCCGCATCTGCACCACCTCGGCCTCGGTGCGGGGGACGGCGGGCTGCGGCTCCAGCTTCTCAAGGATGGGACGATGCAGCTCAACCGAGGGAAGATCGGACGCAAGCTCCACGAGTGCGCCGTCGTGGTTTCGCAGCGGATCGTTGGTGACGAACGCCGGCTCGCCGATGCCGAAGCCAGGGAGGGACACCGTGCGGATGAGAAGTCCGTGCCCGCGCACGTCCGGCATCGCCTCGCGATATCGCGTCCGGATGTAGGGCCGCCGGGTGCAGCCGACGCTCAACGCCGTCGTTGGGGTGAACTGACCACCGCCGCTCGGCATGTAGAGGATCCCTCGATCGGGATGCTCAGCGGATGACCGAACCTGGGACTGCCGGTCGCTCGGCAGCGGCTCGACACGACCATCCATGCACCAGAGCAGGATCGTCTCCTGCTCCACGATCTCCTCGGTCAGGCCGTGGGGCGCGCGCAGCTCGACCTCCGGGCTTGTGACGGCGGGGAAATCGGCGGCCTCTGTCGCCGCACGTGCGACGGCTGCCTCGGCCTCGCAGAGATCCCGCAGCAGGTGGCGGATCGCGAGGGCGTGGTGCCGGTACTCGCCCGGGAGCCGGGCCTTGATCGCCTCGACCTTCTCGACAGCGGCGGCGTGGATCACCTGCCGAGCCGCACGGGCTTCGGCCTCGCGGGCCATGGCGAGCCGCTGCACCAGGGCGGCCACAACGGCCTCGGCCCGATCCAGCCGGACGGTCGCCGCGCCCTTCTCGGCCAGCTGCCGCTCCAGCTCGGCTTCCGGAGCGTCGAGCAGTCCGTCGCGATAGGCGGTTTCGGCGGCCTCGCGGTCCCGGGTCGCGGCCTCGACCTGGGTGCGGGCGTCGGCGAGCGCCGCCTCGATCCGGGCGGGCGAGGTTTCCTTGCGGGCGATGCCGACGAGATCGGCGAGGGCACGGGCGATCTTGGGTGTCTTCACGGGCGGGGCCCTCCGGTGCGCAGGATGGTGCGGACGGCAAGCGAACCTGCCGCCCGCGGCGGGCCGGAGCCCGGGACCGCGGTGGCCGACCGGAGATCCTCGATTGAAGACGGTCGGTTGCCGCGATGGGTGGTGGGGTGCGGGGTCATGCGTCGCCCTCAGCGATCGCTGTCATGGCGTTGCGCACCACGCGGTCGATTTCCCGAACCTCGTGTGGGGTCAGCTGCGGGAGGGCCATGGCGACCTTGCCCGATACCGTCAGCAGCTGCGCCCGAAGCTTGACGATCTCGCTGGCCCACCGGTCCTCGAACTCGCGCACGTCGACCATGGTCAGTGCGCGCTCGGCCTTGGTCATCTCGGCCATGTCGGCCTGGGCCGCGGTGAGGCGGATCTTCTCGGCCCGCAGTTCCTCGTTGGTGGCGACCCGGCCGGCAGCTGCCTCACGGAGGTGCCCGATGTACGCGCGGGTCGAGGCCTTCAGGTCGTACTTGCCGCGGCCGGTCCGGACGACACGACCCTTCGCCGCGAGGTCGCCGATCGTGCTGGGCGTCACGTCGAGGTAGGCGGCCAAATCGGCGTTCGAGACGGCTTCAGTCACGCCGATCCCCTTCGGTTTGGGGTGAAATCTTTGTTCCCCCCTGTTTTTGAAACCTTTGCAGCGAGTCGGATCTCGGGACCCCTAGCACCCGCAACCCGGCGCGGACCGGGGAGGACCCGCTCGGATCCGCCCCCCTCTGACAGGCTGCCTCGCCGCGCATCGGAGGTTCAGGCCGCCTGCCGGGTGGGGGCTTCGAGCGGCGGCAGTTCCACGCCGTCAGCCGTAAGCTGGGCGCGCAAGGCGCGGCGCAGGTACTCACCGGCCGAAGTCCGATGCTGGCGGGCCGCGTCCACGATGACAGCGGTCAGGCCAGGC